TTCCGAAATTATCATTTGAAAATTCTCTAAATGAAAGCCTGTCAGCGATTGAATCAACTGCCTTCGCTGACCATCCAAGACAGCTTTTTAGCCATATGAATTCTTTAGGCATAGTAATATTAAAATCCCTCATGGTATTCTTCATTTCATAATACATGTACTTTTCTTCATTTCTTGGTCTTTTTGATATCAGTTTATTTCTTAAATATTTCATTCCTAAATATGCCGTCATTTTTTCACTCCTTTCGTCTTAATTTATCCGTGAGAAAATATTCACAGTACGCCGTGAACTACGGAAGAAAGATTTTAGGGGGTATCATGCCCCATATTTAAAACACCTCTCAAATGGCTTATTTTGACGATTTATAAGCAATCCAGTTGATTGTATGAGGAAGGTCTCTGTTTGTTACTACCTTCGCCTTGTGCATCCCACTGCTTGAAAATAATTTGTCACTCTTTTGTCTGTTGCATGTCCAGTGTGCCAGTTGAAGATTATCAATGTCACTTGGATGTCCTCCTTTTGCAACCGGTATGATGTGATCGATACACGGTGATAAAGGATGCGGATATTTATAACTAAAATCTACCGGCTTTCCGCATATTCCGCACACTGTTTGAGTTGCGTATATTTTCTTTTTATTTCTTTCGAACTGCTTACGGTGAGACCCATCACGATCTAAGCTTTTAATTCCCATTAGTAAACCTTCGCTTTCATACATAAATATTTCCTTCTTCACAAAAGCAAAAAGAAACCCTTTCGAGTTTCTTCCTGACAAAGTGTTCATTGACTGCTGATGTGGAGTTCTTTCAAAATTTCCACAATACCATAATAACACATAAAAGTAGGTTACATTGTCACCTCTTTTATTTTTTTAAAACTTTTTTTACTGATTTATTAATAAGTTTATATAAATACTGTCTAGCAAAATTATAACGGTTAGCTACCTTTGTATGATTGTAACCACAAACATACAGTTCCACCATCATGATTTGAATGTTAATAGGCAACTGATCGAACAGTATTCTTACCTCATTTATCTTACGAATATATTTATCACGTTCTAATATTAATTTTTCTTCATCAATCAGCAACGAATTTATTCCCTGCATACTGAACGGTATTTTATTCTCAACATGGTACTCTTTCGGCGCTATTGATTTTACCCCCACAAGCTGAACATGTATTGCTTCTAACTGATTAGTTAAAGATATGATTTTACGGTTGTAATAACCGCATGATGTTACATCTCTGATAAACTGTTTAATATCTGCTTTTGTTACCTCTTTTTCTTCCATTAAGTCTCTCCTTTAATGTTTCATAATTATCTGCAATATAGATATATGTATTTATGTCCAGTCCACTGCACTTCTGCCTTTCATGGCTGTATATACTTGGCTGCTTTGGATAATCTTTAAATACGTGATTAATAGCCGTTTCATATCTTTTAATATAATCAGATAGTACCTTATCACTTAAACTATCATTCTTCATATGTTGCACCTATTAAATCTGCTAAATCCGTTTTAGTTGCTGTGGCTTCCAATACTTCTCCTCTTTCATAAAGCGGTGCTAATAGATAACGATATATTAACGTAGTAGCTATATCGTCAATATCATCTATTAAATATTCTTTTACATTATTTCCTTTATTACCATAATTGATCAATTCATCAAGGGCTATAGGAAACAAAATGTTTTTATTCATTTTTTGAGACATTTCAAAAATATCATAAGCACGCTGAACATTTGGACAAACAATATAAATAGATCTATTATGTGCCTTATTGATAAGTCTTGTTGTTTTTCCTTTGCGTCTTGCTAATTTAATCAGTTTCATTATTTTCCTCACATCCATCACATTTGTTAATACCATCCCAACCAACAAAGAAACCATGTTCTTTTTTTTATATCTTTTCAAAATACTCACAAATTCCATATTGATTTTCATTAATTTCTCTATAAAATTTACAATCAGAACAATTTTCAGGTGTTTCATATTCAATAATTTTACCCATGTTTCCTCCTCTTAAATGACGCAATATATCCAAGATGTTATATTGCATTTATATTTTCTCTCTAATCCCTTATCTGCCAACGAATTAGAGAGAATTTTTAATCAAAATAGTTTTTAGTGTTTTAAGGCACTAATAATTTTATTTTTCTCTTCTTGAGAAAGCCACTGTAATGCAAACTCAACTATGCCCTCTACTACCTCTTCTTTTTCGTGTTTCTTTTGGTATTCAAGTTTTAAAACTTTATATACTTCCCATCGGTTTGCAGAATCATTAACTTCGTACATCTTTTCTTGCCTCCCTCTCTTCAAATTTTTGTGTCTCCTTATAATAATTAACTGGTATTGATCTATTTCCTCCGCTGTCATTTTTTTCTATACAAATTGAATAGTTTTCATTCTCTTCCCATACGAACATAACTTTTCGTGCAGACTGTTCAATCTCACCAGAATCCCTAAGCATACTCAATGACGGCTTATTTTCTTTTGCTGAATCTCTGTTTAACTGACAAAGGGCAATTATTGTACAGTTGTTATCAAGTGATATTTTTCTCAATTCCTTAGCAACCTTTGTAGCTATTTCGTATGATGTTCGGCCACGAGCAGAAATAAGACCAAGATGATCTATAAATACTATAAAATGCCTGCTTTGATCATGCATTGCTACATCACTTTTAATCTTTTCAATGCTCTGACTTGTATTTACTACCTCGATATTACGTCTGTCTAGTTCATCTGCTGCATTATTGATTTTTTCAATCTGCTTTTGTGGAAGTAAACTATACTTTTCAAGATTTTCAATTTTTATAAGCGTATTAAGTGCTACCAATCTGTGAATTAATGTTTCATAAGACATTTCCAAATTAAAATACAGACATGGATAGCTTGCTGAAAGATCGTTAAGGAGATTTAAAGCAAATCCAGTCTTTCCTATTCCAGTCTTACCAGCAACTATTACTAAATCATGCTCTTTAATTTTCCCAAAACTTTTTAATCTTTTAAAATCTTTAAATTCAAGTTTTTTATTTTCAGTCATTAAAATCTTCAATATTCCGTTTTTATCTACCCGACTGCTTTTTGTTTTTCCGAGATCAATAACATTTTCATATGTCGATTTAAAATCATTAAGCTCGATATCACCTTTAATTAACCTATTAGCATTGATTGAAATAATCTGTCTTTTATATTTATCGATTGCATGAAGTTCTAGGGAACAGAAGTAATCTTCATCTGTTCTAATTACATTGGATACACAAGACAGATATAAATCACCATCAGCTGAATTATTTTCTAAAATGTATTGATGATCTATAACACCGCACTCATTAAATGACTTTTCCATAAATTCAAATAATAGCGAATACTCTTTATTAAAAAATTCTTTTCTCAGCATAGTTTTTTTAAAGTACTCAGGTTTAATACCCAAAATTCCAATTAGTTCAGCCTGATAATTCATTAATAACCACCCCATGGCTTAATATTTTTTATAAATGGCGGTGTATTGTTTTCATCTATCCATCTATCAAGATTTTTTAATGTCTCATCATAGGATGAATCTTTTAATGCTCTAAACCATGATTTATAAACTGTTTCAACAGTTCGACCCATTAAAAAATTAGGATATGCACCAATAATTATTGTTATTACTTCTCTACATTCTTCTTTAGTCATCGAAAAAACTCCAATCCTCTTTGGTGCTGCCTTTGCGTTTGCGGTCTTTTTCACGATTAAGCCAGTTTATAATAAATCTAACAATACCACTTTCCGTTTTTCTTTTCTTTGGATTGTTTTTGCACCATTCTGCCATTATTCTAAGTTCCTGCATTACATCTATTCCAGAGTATATTGATATCCATTCTTTTATCTGCTGATCATCAACGGTATATTCTTTACCATTTTTTAATAGTAATTTAACAGGCGCTGGTTCCTCAGCAATTTTGTTGGGAACAATCCTCTTATCTATATCTATATCTTTCTCTAACTCTATCTCTATGTTACAGTTTGTTACTGCACTGTTACAAAGTAACGTTTTTTCTTCTAATGCCTTATTTTTCCTATACTTTCTAACACGTTTAGCACTATCAGACTCACTGCCAATTAATTCACAAGTTTCAGTCATCAAATATTCATCCTGAGTTACTTCTTCTATCAGTCCTTGATTTAATAAATATTGAAATGTAACCTGAACATTATCAACATCCTCATCTATTGTCAGAGCTATTTCTTCGATAATATTATCCTCGATACCTTCAAAAAATAATTTCCCATCATTTTTCAAACTCAATAGCTGTAATTTAAGATAAATAATTGTATATGTATCTCCACCGGCTATTTTTCTTAACTTTTTTATTTTGGGCTGAGTAAAGAAATCGCCCATTAGCTTTAACCAGTAATATTTTTTTGCCATTTTTATTACCTCAATCTATAATTCTCTTTTATAATTTTCTTGATATTTTTTTTCAACAATTGGTGATTTATGCCAACGCCATTGAACCAATTGATATATCTGTTCGATTTCCTCTAAAGAGAAATCA